AACCCCTGCGACGAAGGCCAGCGGACAGGGCAACAGCCCACAGCCGCAGCAGCAGCCACCAGAAGCGCCAACCGTTTCGCATGACCATAGGCATAGGCATGGGTCATTGATTGCCTCCCGCTACGAATTGACCAATGGCCTGCACCATCTTCACGGGGTCCCAGCCGATGGCGCGGATCAGCCGCGTCACCGCGGCGAAGCGCGGGTACTTCTCCCCGCGCTCCACCCACTCCTCCGGAGTCCTCGTGCGGAAGAGGACGTTGAAGATGCCGGTGATGGCCGGCCAGATGAACACCGCCCAGAGTTCAACGCGCTCGCTCATGGCTGCTTCCGTTCATCGACTGGCGCTCGTAGTCGTTCATCGCCCGGATGATTCCGATCGCCGTCTCGTGCGTCGTCACCGACGCGTCGAGCTTGTCGACCTTGTTGGTCAAGGTCGTGATGGCGGTGGAGACCGCGCGCATCTCCGCAGAGATACGCGAGGCCCACCAGATGGCCGCTCCTGCCTGCACGAGCAGGAACGTCGCGAGGCTAAGGAGCGGGCCGTACATCACGCCTGCGCCTGCTCGGCGACCACCGGGGCCGCCTGCTGCGGAGGCTGAAGGCCAAGGGCCTTGTTCACCGTCTGGAGCGACTCGTTGACCGCGACCGCCTCGTGGAGTTCGAGCAGCCCCGCCTTCTGGGCGCGCATGACGATGAGGACGAGGTTCTGAAATGCTTGTTCCGTGTTCACGATTCCTCCTGGGTGTCCACGGAAGGTGCCACGGGAGCGGCGGTGTCGTCAACCACCGGAGCAGGCTCCTCGACGGGGGCGGGCTCGGGCGTCGGCTCGGGAGCGGGCGGCGCGTCGGGCACGATCTCGATGATCGTCAGGCCGAGCTGCGCGGCGGTGTAGGTGTAGAGGTAGTCGTCGTCCGTGCCCCACGCTGCGTAAGCGTCGCCCGTGAGGTTGATGGTGCCGGTCGTGAGGTTCGCGCGCTGCGCGTCCTGAAGCCACCACTGGTAGCTCGCAGACGCGCCCGGCTGCACGTTGACGTTGTTGATCCAGAGCACGGTGGCCGTGGACGGGAATACGGAAACGGGTTCGATGGTGGCGAACATGGTGTGAGTCCTATCAGGAGGTCGTGAAGTAAAACCACGTCAGGCGGATCGCTGTGCTTGCGGCAAGCGTTGGCAAGTACACGACGCCGCCGAACTGTGCGCCGTTTCCGGTGACGCCGCCCGATGTGGTAGACGCGGGCACGACGACTTCCGTTGCGAACGCATTTTGCGCAGGCGGCGGAGGCGTAATGGTCGTGACGCCGTATGTCGATTGGATGCTTGCGCTCGTCAAACGTACGTCGCAAAAGACGATTGATCCGATTTGCACATACCGCGCAAAGCTCACGGTTGGTAGCGTTCCGCCCCACTGCGCCGCAGTGCCGCCAATCGTCGGCGTCCATCCGTTGCCTGCCGTCGTGGCCAGCGGGTTCTCCTGGTAGCAATCGAGCGTCTGCGCGTCCGCGTTGCCCGGCGTCGCGGGGAGTTTGAGGCCCTGCTGGCTGCCCGCCGCCTGAATCGTCGCGCCGGTGTTGGCGGTGTTGAGGATGAGGTTCCCCGACGAGTCGATGCGGGCGCTTTCCAGCCAGGTAACGGTGTTGCCTGCCGTACCACTGACCGCGCGCTCCCATACATGCGCGCCGCCGTTCTGACTGTATTGCGAAGCTGCAGTGGACGCCTTGTAGATCGCATTCCCGGCGCTGTTGAGGAAAGCGTTCACGGTCCAATAGGCAACTGAATCGCTGCCGCTGTTGTAGTTCCATCGTGCGTGCGTGCGCATTTCCTCGGCGCGCACCGAAGACGCCCACGCGCTCGGGATGACGCCGATGCCGAAGTTCCCCGCCGAGTCGATGCGGGCGCGTTCGCCGCTGCCTCCGACCGAGTCGCGCGTGACGAAGTTGATCGCGCCGCTGCCGCTGTTGTTGACGTTGATGAAGTTGATCTGCGTGTTCGCGTTGTCCGAACTGTCGCGGTTCGTGATCGACGTGTAGTTGCCGACCGTCGCGCTTGTGTTCTTGAGGTTGAGCCCAAGTTCCGCGTTCAGTGCTGGCGACGTGTTCGCGCTGTTGACCTGCGCGCGAATAGCCCAACCCAACGAGGCGGCGACGCCAACCACGTCCAAGCGGCCCGCGGGGCTCGTTGTGCCGATGCCGACGTAGCGACCAGAGCTGATGAACATCGCGTGCTGACTGGAGATCGTAAAGCCGATCTCGTTCGTCGCCGGGAAGTAGATGCCGCTGGTCGTCGTGTCATGACGCGTGAACGCGGGCGACGTCTGCGTCGTACCCGCCGCGCGGATCGCTCCAGACGCGTTCGTCACGATGTTGCCGGACTGCGTCAGCAGGGAGTTGCCTAGCGTGTTCCCGTCCGGGGTCGTCCACAGCGCGATAGTGTTCAGCGTGCCAGCGCCAGCCGTAGGCACGCCGCCCGAGATCGTCGTCGGGGCGAGAAGGCGAGGGGCGCTCATGTCAGTTCCCGATCACGCGGGCGGAGCGTCCGACCGTGCTGCTGAAGGCGATGGCGATTCCCGAGCCATCACGGCAGTCAATGGCGATGGACTCGCCCGGCATCACCTTGAACGCCGTGTTCGTGCCGGTGCCAGTCGGCGGCTCCGTGTCGTAGTCCGCGCTCGCCACGTAGAGAACCTCGCCCGCCGTCGTGGTGTCGTTGTAGATCGTGATGCCCTGCACGTACGAGCTGTCGAGCGTGCGGACCGGACCGTTGACGAGGTCGATCGGCGTACCGCGGACAGGCACCTGGCTGCCCTGCGGGATCGGGCTCTCAAGCAGGTGGAAGTTCGTGTCCGACGGCACGACCGAGTACACTCGCGTCTTGCTGCTGAGGCCTGTTCCGATTCTCGTCATGGTGTTCTCCTTGCCTGTCGTATCCCCGGCCTGATGCCGGCATGAGTGTTAGCGGAGCTTCACGTTCTCGACCTTCGAGCTTTTGCTCGACGGACGGCCGCGCGCTGCAGCGGATTCTGAGCCGGCGATCATGGGCTGCTCGCGCGAGGGCGCGGCGCCGATCAGCTGCTGACTCATGAAGACGCTCATGGTGTAGCCGGTGGCCTTTTTCTTGGACTTTTTCAAGCCAAAGAGTGGGGCAATCGCCATGTCTGGACGGTCGACGTGTAGGAGCTTCACCGCCGAGTCGAGGCTCTCGTACGCAGCCGGCGAAACGCGACGCAGCACCTCGACATCAGACGGCCGAAGAGCGCCGTCTCGGATGAACCGCTGGAGGAGCTCCGGGTTCTTGATGACCGCCACAGCACGAGCGAACTCGGTGGCGTTCGCGCCGGTCACGATGCCGGCCGGCGGACGCTTCATGTCGAGGTAGCTGACCACGTCGTCGAACCGCTGCTTGGCCTGAGCCACGGCACGCTGGTTCAGGTCCGGCATCGCCGTGATGTTGCGCCACGCCGTGTCGATAGCCGCCTTCTCGCGCTTCAGGTCCTCGACGAACGAGTGCGCCTCTTCGACGGGGAAGTTGTAGGTCGACGACAGGTTTGAGGCGCGCGCGACCGGGGGCGCCACCTTCTCGAACCCGGCGATCATCTTGTCGATCGCCTGCGTCGTCTTCAGCTGATTCATGACCTGAGCCACGACCTTGCCGACGCCACGGCCGCCTAGCTTTGCGCCGATGACGGCGCCGAGCATCGTGCCCACGAGCCCGTGCCCGAGCACGCTCTCCACCAGGGCCGAACCAAGGACGGCGCCAATGGCCGTCGCGTTCTCCGGCTGAACCCCAACGCCCTTCAGCGCCGCCTGGACCTTCGCGCCTTCCTCGGTCTTGTAGAACGCCTTGAGCTGCTGCTCGATGAGGCGCTCTTCGCCAGGAGGCACGAGGCGCCCCTGCGTCGTCCGGAACCGGCCGCCCTCGCGATCGAGAGCCAGGATGCCGTCGCGCAGCGTCTTGGCATCTTGCTCCTTGGCCGCAAGCAGGTCACGCAGCGACGCCGCCGCCTTCTGCTTGTCGGTCAGCGCACGGACCTTCGCCGCCGCGTCCGCCAGCTGAGAGGCCGCACGCACGTTCTGGAGCTGCTGGTTCAGGTCAGCGATGGTCGCGCGCTCGGATGCCGCAGCCGAGGCCGCTGCCGCCCCGGCGTTGCGCATCTCGTCCGCCACGCTGCGCGCCGTGCGGATCGTCTCCTCGGCCGCCTTGCGAGTGGCCGTAACGCTCTGGAGTTCCGCCTGGAGCTTGCCGAGACGAGCCCTGGCCGCGTCCGCCTTCACGCCCTGGCCCGCGGCCTGCTTCGTCAGCTTGGCCGATTCACGGGCGAGCCGAGCTTCACGACCAGCAAGGGACTTCACGGCATCTTCAGCGCCAGCCATCGTGCTCGACAGCTGAGCCGCTGTGACGGCCTGCTCGACCGCCTCCTTGTGCGCCACGTCCGCGATCGGCGCTGCCGCAGCCGCGACCTCGGTCTTCGGGATGATGTTCGTGAACTCGCGGATCGCCTCCTGCGCCATGGCGGGATCGGCCTGGCGAGCGCCCGTGATAAGCGCATCGGCCTCGCGCCCCGCGTTCTGGAGGAGCACCTTGGCCTCGGCGCCCGCCGCATTGTTCACGAGGTTGCGAACGCGGTCCGCGTTCTTCGAGATGCGCAGGAACTCCGGGCGGTTGCCGCCGATGGCCGCCGTGCGCTTCAGGAAGCCAGCGGACGCACCCTCCTCCACAGCGCGGTCGACGATGCGCACCATGGTAACCGCCGCCTCGACGGGCAGCTTCGTCATGATGGAGTCGTTGCCGAGGATCTGTCCGAAGATACTGGCCGCTCGTCCAGAACCGGCCTCGATGTTCATGACGCGCTGGAGCCACGGTCGCCAGTTGGTCGCGTCCACGTCCTTCGCCGCGAGCAGCGCGCCGTTCACCACCGAGTCGGCCGTCGGAGTCAGCCCCGCTTCACGCAGCGCCGCGTCCTCGAACTCCGCGTTGATGCGCGCCTTGGCCGCGTTTGCTCGGCCCGCCTCGGCTGCCGCACGAGCATCCTGGCCCACGACGCGAGCCATGTCGTCGATGACCTTGTTGGCCTCGGAGACCGCCGCCTTGTTGCCCGCCGCGTTGGCTTCGACCATGCCGGCCGTCTCGGCCAGCGTGCGCGCCTGGTTCTGCAGCGACCGCTCGGCCGCCTCGTGCGCCGCGATGTCCGCATCCACCTTGGAGATCTTGGACAAGAGCCCCTTCGTGCTGCGGCCCGCCGCACGCTCGGCCTCCTCCTGGGCCTTCAGCGTGAGACGCTCGGCGAGCTTGATCTCCTTGTCCTTCGCAGCGGTCGCGGCCGCCTTGGCGATGGTCGTGCGGTGCTCCGCGATGCTGGCGCGGATCGGGAGCAGACTCTCCTCCAGCGTCGCCGCTTCGCTCGTTGCCTTGGTGAGCGCCGTCGACAGCGCGTCCGCGGTCTTGCTGACCTGCTCGTACTTCTTGCGGATGCCCTTGGGCGAGGAGACGCCGAGGTCTTCGAGGCTGCCGAGGAACGAGTTGTACTCGGTCGCCGTCTGCTCCATCCGCGTCGACAGGTCTTTCGCCTGCTCAATGACGGATGCCTTTCCTTGGAGCGTGGCGGCCTCTTCCGCGGCCTTTGCTGCCGCTGCCGCCTCACGGGCCGCGGCACGTCGCTCGACGGCCATGCCGGCCCCGCCAATGGCCCCACCGAGGACGCCGCCGATGGTGCCACCCATGAGCCCAGCTTCGACGGGGCGAGCCTCGCGACCCTCGATGGCCGCCTGCGTGTACTCCGACCCGACGCCATACGCTGCGCCAATAGCTGCCTCGCGCGCAGCGATGCCGGCAAGGCTGCCTGCGCCAAGACCACTCGTCGCCGCCGCAACCGGGATTGTGCCGAGCACTTCGCCCGCGAGCACGGTCTTCGGCCTCGTGGCCTGCAGCTGACCGAGCGTCTCGGGCTCGACCATGCCGGTCTCGATCAGGCCTTTGCCTGCCGCTCCGCCCGTCAGCGCCTGCGCGCCGCCGTACGCAAGCGCCGCAGCAGTGCCGAACGCGCCGCCGAAGCGTTCCTCGCCCGTGCGGGCGAAGGTCCGCTGCGCCGTCTCCAGGCGCGGCGTGATGCCGTACTGGTTGCGGATGCTGACCAAATCACCAAGCGACACCTCGCCGCCACCTTCGGCCAACGTGACCCTCTGCTTAGGATCGGTCGGCGCGTAGCCGAGATCGAGCAGCTGGCCGGCGTCCGCCTGCGGGACGTCGACCATGCGGCCTTGCTGGTCACGGAGGCGAACGGTGGTCTGCTTCATCGCTTGCCCTTCGTGGCAATCTGCTGCGCCGCCCGCGTCGCTCCACGGAGTCGTGTCAGCTCGTCGTACGCAACGATTCCTGCGCCCCAGTCCGCCGCAATGCGTGCCGCAAGCGCCGGGTTGTGGCCCTTCTCCGCCTCAATCAAACCTCCAATACTGGAGCGGACGTCCTGGGCCTGCGTATCCACCCAGTTGTTCAACCCGTCCCACGAGCTGAAGACGCGCGAAGAGATGTCGCGCGCGTTCTCGTTGTTCGTCACGGCACCACCGCTGATGTCGCGAAGGTTGTAGTTCACGAGCTGCTGCACGGCCGCAGCCAACTGCTTCTGCTCAGGTGTCGTCGCATCTTGCGTGAGCTTGCGGACGAGCGCCAGTCTCATCCCATCGAAGAAGCTCGTCTTTGGATCGGACGCGATATCGCCTTCGACCTTCGACAGCACGTCGCGGTATGCCTTCGTGACCGTGGTGTTCCAGTAATCCTTGAGCGCCTGTGGATCGCCTGCTCCCGTGATCGTCTTGGCAAGGTTCGCGAGCCCGTTGGACGTTCGAATCTTGTTGTCGAACTTCGTGTAGAGGTCCGGGTACCGCTTAGCCATGTCCTCGGCAAGCGCAGGATCCGCCTGCGTCGCGCGCTGCATCTGGTCGAGCATCTTCATGCGCATCTCTTGCACACGAGCGGACTGTGCGGCGGCTGCCGCAGCGTTCTTCTCGGCAATGCGCATCTGCAGGTCGCCCTGCTGCATCTTGAGTTGGCCGGACGCCTCGGTGAGCTTGGCTTTCGTCTGGGCGTCTCCAACGCGCTGCGCCGCGAAGTCGATGGCGCGTCGGAACTGGTCGAGCGAGGCGGCGGCCGTCGTAGCCAGGGCCGCTTGCTCATCCGCACCCATCTGACGTGCGTCGAGAAAGTTCGTACGACGAACCTCCATGCCCTTGAGCATGCGCTCATAGGCGGTCGTTTGATTCATGACGTCGCGCTCGACCGCCTTGTCGACCTCGGCCAAGATGTCGTTCGGCGTCGTACGGCCAGCGCTGCCCTTAAGCATGCCAACCAGGCCTGCCGCGAACGAGAGCGCCGTCGTCTCCAGGGGGCGCTCGCCCATCTGTCGAAGCAGCCGCGAAGCGTCAAAGCCTTCCTCGGTCTCGCGCATGCGGCGCTCGTCTTCGGCCATCACGGCCTTTCGCGCCTCCGCTTCACCGCGCTGACGCGCCTGCAGCGACTGGAGATCGCTGATGTACTGCGCACCGGTCCGCTGAGCTCCACGCATCGCTTTCGCGCGAAGCTCCGTCTCGCGATCGAGAGGAGCGCGCATCTCTTCGAGAGCCTGGCCCTGAAGGCGGAAACCCTCGCGCTGCAGTTCGTTCATCTGCAACGCGGGCCGTCCTCCGCCAGTGAGGCCGAGGATCTTCATGCGCTGGTCGACCATTGCGAGCTGCCGGCGAAGCGCGTCGTCCTGCGCAGCCTGCATCTCTTCGGGCGTCATCTGCCGCTGAGGCGTCGGCGGCTGGTCGACGGGCGTTCCTTCGCGCTCGGGCGGGATCTGCGTGAAGGTTGGCTGCTCGACGGGCGCGACAGCGGCCCCTTCCACCGGGAGCCCGTCCTCGGCGCCGAATGCAGACGCACCGAGGTCGTAGACGGCCCCGCCATACGGGACCATTCCAACTGCTTGGCGAAGGGGCGACTGTGCCATGGTTTCCTCTCAGCGGGTGCGCTGCAGCGCGGCGGGGCGGCGACCGGTGATGTAGTCCGCCGCGTCGGCCTCTTCGATCAACGTATCGCCGAGATCGATCGGCTTGCGGCGCTGTTTCGGTGCCGTCGTGGCCTTGCGTCGCGTCGGCGTCACGGGGCTGTTTGGCGCCATCTGCGGGACAGGCGCGAGGCCCGGCCGCAGACGAGCAAAGGGGCTCGTCGTCATGGCAATCGGAGCCGGCGCCATGTCGGGGCCAGATGCCGCGCCGAGGTTCCCAAGGCTGACGCCACCGTAGATGCTTTGCGCAGGAGGCTCAGGCGCGACGAATGCGGACTGCGCAAGCGTCTCGGGCGCGGGCGCCGCCGCGCGAATCGTGTTCGCCAGGGTATCGACCTCAGGCATCGGGGCGCCACGTTCTCCGACATCGCGGACGACGCCGGGCGGCGTGTATGCACCAACCGGAGTAACCTGTGCGCCACCCATGCGCACACGCGGAGCTGCACCCGCCGCGACGGCTCCTCCCGCTGCAGCGGCTGCCGCAGCGCGGCGCTTGGCAGTCAGCGGCGACACGCGCCCGGTCTTGGTCGGCGCATCACCAGGTCCGAGCAGACGCGCGGCCATGCCACCAATGCCCTCGGCAAAGCCGGCCAGCTCCTGGCGCTTACGAGCGGCTTCCTCCCGCGCAACATCGGCAAGCGCCGCCTGCCCTCGTGAAACGCCCATCATGGCTCGCTCTTGCTCGCGCGAGCGGAGGTCCGCCAGCTGAGAGGCGTACTGCGCGTTGACGTCCTGCCCGACGCGCATGGCCTCGCGCTGCATACCCGCCTGCTGCTGGGCCGTGCCACGAGCCGCCTGGCCCTGGAGCTCCTGGGCTGCCCGTCCACGGGCATACGAGAGCCCCGCTTGGCCCTGCGTCGTCCCGCCCTGCGCCACGCGCATGTAGGGCGCCATGGCGTCCTCAATACGCTTGCGCTCCTCGTCCTCGGCGCTCGTGACGCCGAAGAGGCCTTGAAGAGCGCGGGATACGAACGGCGTGGCCGCGTTGACGGCCGACGCGGCGGCGGACAAGGTGAGTGGATCGACAGCCATGACGCCTCCTAATGCTTCGCTTCTTCGGTGATACGCTTATTGAGCCCGGCCTTCAAGCCGACAACGAGGGCGATGTTGCTGAAGCGCACCGCTCCGGTGAACTGGTTCACTCCACCAATTGGAGCCAGCGTTCTGCATGCCAACGCGAGCAGCTGCCCTTTCTGGTTGGCCACGTGCGTCTCCAGCTGCAGGAGCCCTTGCAACGCGGCAACCGCATTAGCCTCCGCCGACGTCCACTGCGACAGCTGCAAGGCACTGTTGTCGGTCACCAACCCGAACTCGAAGCCAGGGGCGCCGCTTCCGTTTACGATCCGCGCCAAGAGGCGACAGCGTTTGGTACGCTGAAAGCCCTGCACCTGGTTGAGCGAAAACGGCGCCGTCTGCCACAACGACTGGATGAACGAGTACGTGTAGGCGTTGGTCGGAGACGTCGTGTCTTCAAGGCCGTCCACGTACTGGCCAAGCACCTGCTGGTAGACGTAGGCCTGCGCCGTCGAGGAGATGCTGTTGCGCATCGCGAGCCACGGCACCGGCCCGACCATTGCCATCGAGGCCTGCCCTTCGCCGAGGTGATCGGTCCGCCACTCGTACCAGGCGTTGATGAGGTAGCTGTACACGAGGACGCGCGAGTTTGCGTTTGCGGTCGTGCGCGACAGCAGGGTTGACTGGCAAACGAAGTAGACCTCTTGCGTCGTTGCGTTGTGCGAGACCGAGACGATGTATGGGTACAACGAAAGCAGGTCGATGACCTTGTCGCCGATGGGCGTAATCTGCAGGTCCGGCGTGAGAAGCTCGATGCTGCGCGTCGACTGGAAGAAGATGCCGATGGGCGTCGAGAGTACGCTGCGGTGGTCGATGCACCCGATGCCTGACGGGAGCCGCGTCGGCTCGGACAGGCTGGAGCTGTTACCTGTCGCGTCCGGCATGCTGCCAGAGATGACGTAAACGTCGTTCTTCTTGAAGACGAAGAGCGACGAGTTCATGGAGGCGAGACCCGTGACCGCGCCGCCGGCCTCGATGGTCAGCGTGAGTAGGTCGTTGAAGCCGATGGCGTCGGTCGGCGAGAGCTCCTTCGAGAACCACACCACCGTCGAGTCATCCGCGCCGCCCACGACGAGGCGGTTCTGGTGAACGCACATGGCCTTGCAGCCAGGCGTCGCCACGTTGTCGAGCACACCACCCGTCGTGTACAGGTACGGCTCGCGCAGCATGCCCATGTAGTCGCCGGACGTTCCGTCGAAGATGGCATTGTTGCCATCGCTTGCACCAGGGCTGCTCGGCGGGCGATTGATGTTGGTCGCCACGTATCCGCACGGATTCGAGGTCGACGTGTCGTAGGGCTGCGTGGCGTAGGCCACCACACCGCGCGTAGCGTTCCGTGGCACCACGAAGTCGTTGATCGGATTCTCGAAGTTCGACCACGGCATGCGGTACATGACCGTCGAGTACGGCTCGCAGGTCGAGTACGGCTGCAAAAGCACGCGGCGCGGGTCCTGTGCCGCGGCCGACAGCCGGTTCGTCAGCTCAAGGCGCGGCGCAAGAAAGCCCCACTTGAACTTCGTGACAAGACCGCCAAGCCTCCTCTTGCCGCTCTCTCGCTTTGCAGCTGGATCGCTTGCGAAGATTTCCGCGCACACGGTGTATTGCGTCGGGTTTGACGGCGCGGACCGGACCATGCGGCCGGTGCCATCCGCAAACTCGTAACACCACGACATCAGGAAGTCGCCGCCAGCCTCGCTCTGTGAATACGCGCTCTCGGCGTTCCCCTTGACCGTGCCCACATCAGGATACGACCACCCGCGCGCAGAGCGAGGGGCCCACAAGAAGTATGCATATCGGCTATACCCACGTGCGTTCAACGGGGTAGCGCTGGCGCTGTCGTTGCCAAAGTCCGTGCCAGCCGCCTGAAAGCGGCCGTAGTAGTGCGGGCCGTAGAAGTCCGCGCCGCCCGAATACCCCGCTTTCGTGAACGACGAGAACTGCTGCACGCGCCCATCCGCATAGATGGACTCGTAGTTTGCGCTTGGGTCGCCACCCCACTTCGTTTGGGTCTGGCCGTAGTTTACGCGCAACCCATTCGGTCCGCCCGCCACGTCGAGGCCCGCTTCGTAGAACCAATACGGCCTTGTGATGTTGTAGAGCGCACGGAACGTGGGCTTAATCCCACCCGCTGGCGGCTGCTCGAACTGCTGAAACGGCAAGTAAGAGGGGTCGTTAGCCACGCGCGCTGGCGTGTATTGGTTCGTGCCATCGCCCCACCAGATGCTGGAAAGGTCGCGCTGCGGCCACACGAGCATGCCGGCTTCGCTGCAGTTTGCACCGTCAAAGACCGACAGGACGCCGCCGTTGATGAACGTGTAGTCGCTCATGCGCAGCAGGCTGCGGTAGTTCTGAGGCGTGTACTCGTAGTCGAGCGCGAAGCACTCCTGGGTGCCCTTCGAGCTCCCATTGCGCAGCGACCCCATCGTCAGGCCATTGTCCGTAACCCGTAGCGCGGGCACATTGAGCGGTGCCGCGGTCACGCGCATCAGGTTCGCCGCCTCGACGAACAGGCCCTTGTTGCCCGCGTAGACGACTCCTGACGGGGTCGGCACAGGCTCCTGCGAGTCGCCGTCTGGCCAGACCAGGCCGACCTCATCCGACACCGTCAGTCGCACAAGGAACGTGCTCGCCTGCGCATCGTCGCCAGCAGGGCAGATTGCCGCGTAGAACTTGTTGTTGTCCGCCACCAGCCCGCCGACGAGCCGCCACGGTCCACCCGCCGCGCACGACAACGCGCTCTTGGCCACAGTCCCACCCGTCAGAGGCACGAGCGGGTCGTACTCGTTGACGACCGCCGACGTATACCGGTAGAACTCGCAGAAGTTGTTGAACCGCATCGGGCTTGCGGCGCCAAACGGGGCGTCGCCGTGCGGGTTCGTAACGGGCGTTGCGGCGCAGCTCGCGAGCACGACGAGGTCCATCCCGCCGGTATGCGCCACCGACCACCGGTGTACGCAGTGCTCTTGCTGGCCCGAAAACCAGAACGACGCGTTGATGCCCGCTTGCACGGAGGCGCGCGTCGGGCGATCCGCGCCCTGTGCGTCCGCCGTGAGGTTCCGCGTCAGGTTGTATGCCGTTGCGCCGGTCATAACCACGGCCCCAACGCCGCTGGCCGGGTCAAGCTGAATCCCAACGAGAGTTGCCGCGGCGAATGGATAGCCCCCCGGCGCCGGGCCGCCAAGTGGGTCCACAATCGCAATCGCCTCGATTGATCCGTTCAGAATCACCACTGAAGCGACCGCGATGATGTTGCCGCCGGTCATGTCGAGTACGTTCACAAATGGGTAGTACCCATCCGTGAAGCCAGTGTTGGTCGCTCCGGCTGCCGAAATGTCGATCAGGTTGACCTGTCGCCCTGGCTGAATCGTAGGGCTCGGCGCGTCAAATGGCAGATCCTGACTACCAATGTACGCGTGCGGCGTGGGTGGGTAGTTGTTTCGGATCCACTCGTAACAGTTGCCTGGCCCATCGAGTCCCGCTGAGTTTTCTGCGTCAAACGGCTGAGACGACCTCGGGGACAGCGTCCAGAACTGAGTCAAACTCGGCGTCGCCGTGTTGATGTTCGATCCAACCGAGCAGAAGTACACCTGTGGCGCGCCGTCATCGAGTTGGAGCTTGACGGTCCACTCGCTGTTGCGCCCAGAGAGACCGAATGTGTTCAGGGCCGGGATGGTGGTACTCGTCGTGTAGCTTGTAGCAATCGGTGCGGTCGTTTGCGGGGATCCGCTGAAGTACCGAGGGGCCGCCGTCGCCGCCGTCACCCGCGAAAGGTCATCGTTGGTCTGAAAGCCAATGAGCGGCAGGTACTTGTACCCGCGCGCCGCAAGCCCGTAGGTGCCAGCCGTTCGCGACGCGATCATGCGGCCCAGGCACAACTGACCATCAAGCTGAGCCGTAATCGTTTCGGCGCCACGGTACCGCGACACCACGCGCACGGCGACCGACACTGTAGCCGTCCAGTCTGCTGGCGCCGAGGCCGTCATTTCCGCCGCCTGCTCCAGGACCACACCTCGGTTGGCCCACGGGACGAAGCTGTTTGGCGCAGCCGCAGGTCCGAGCGGACGGCCCGGTACGCTGGCGAGAATATCCGCCGTCGTCAACACGGACGTGACGACACCGGTCGTCCCGTTCACCGTCCCAATGCGCACTTCCACCTTTGCAGGTGTCACGCTGCTCGCCGTGTCTTGCTCGCACAGCGCGTACAGGATCGTGTAATACGGCTCCGAGTTGGGTTGGTAGAGTGCCACCACATCAAAGTTGCGGTGCGTCTTCTCCAGCGTCACGCTGCGTGGAAGCGCGACGGTCGCCTTTGGCGCACCCGTTCCGATCTCAAACAGGCACCCTTCGACTTCGCCGCTGGTGTAGTTGTACCAGAACGCCATCGGCTCGAGTCGCGACGTCGTGGCGCCATAGAATGCGACCAAGCGCAGGTTGATGGCTGCCGTCGATGCTGACCCCGACGCGTTGTTGAGCCGCGTTGGCGGGACCAGGTAGGCCTCCGTCTCGACGTTCTGAATCGAGTAGTAGACCGAGTTGCCGTCGCCTGCGATCTGATCCAGCATCGATCGATCCGACGCGAGCTCTTGCCCACTACGGAGGCCAGTCACCCAGACGGTGATGCGCTTGGTCTCGTTGTCGAACAGGAGGCTCTCGATCTCGATGATGCTGCCGCCCGTCGAGGAGACAGCCGCAAGCGTGCCGACGTACTCCGGCAGGTCGTTGACCTCGCGGAAGCCATGGTCAGCATCCGAACCCACGTACTCGTAGAACTTGCCGCCCGCGGCGAGCACGGGCCTCGTGCCGGTCGGCGCGGCGTGCGCCCCGATCGCTTCGATCTTGTTGCTGACGAGCTGCGTCGTGCCACTGCTGTCGCGGAACGCGGTCGCGGGCTCGATGACCGTTGGGCTCTTGGTGACGAGGTTGAAGCCCTGTCGCGTGTCGAACGCGCCCTTCTTGATCGCCTGCACGTTGACGAGCTGCAACATCTCAGTGCCCTGCACCGAGAAGACGTCGTCCTCTTCGTTGATGCCTCCGACCAGGGGTACGTTGACGACACGCTCTTCCATCACCGAATCTCCAGCTGAAGACGAACGGGATCGAGGATATCATTCCCGTCTGCGTCTTTGGGGGCGATGTAGCGCAGCCTCATGATCTTCTGCCCGAGCGGACCAGCCACCGGAACGAGCTGCAGGTTCGGCACGGCCGCGGGCGCGCTGCTCGCGAGCGGCGTGTTCGTCAGCACCTTGCCGATGTTGAAGCCGTTCGGAATGCGACCGAGATTGTGCGGCACGTCGACCGTCTGGCCCGGCCGGAAGACCACGCCCTGGTCGGGCTTGTTCTTGATGAGCGACTTGACCGTCGTCTGGTTGGGCGGCCCGTTGCGCACCGACTCCGTCGTCTGCCGGACCGCGTCCTGCAGCTTGTCGACAGTCTGGTCGCCGGTCGGAGCAGGGGTGTACTGCTGCGGCTTCGTCTGTGCCATGGCTCACCTCCAGGGGAATGCACGACGGCTCAAGAGCCGCACGTTCCTGATGCGTTCCGGCTGCGTCGCGTCGCGTTCTGCCGCGTGAATCTCGAATCGCTTGAAGATGTCGTCGCGCATGACCTTCATGCTGGCCGCCTGCTCGATGCTCTCCTCCTTGATGAGACACTTCATCGCGGAGTCCTTCACGACCCACTCATCCCAGCCAGCGCGGCCATCGATGCGCTCGACATCCGACAGCATCCGCTTCGGCGCTGGGTAATACCAAATACGGTACGTGCCCGAAATCATTGGCGCAAGAGCGACCTTTTCGCGTCCGGAGAGCGTGTACACGCGGTAGAGCGGAAGCGCCGCAAGGCCGCCGTACAGGTCCGCCTGACGCAACGCGTTCTGTTCCTCCCACTGAAAGCGACGCAGCGGATTCCATCCGCCCGGCGATGCCGCGTTCGTGCCGCCGATCCACACGCCCTTGCACTTGTAAAAGTCGCTCTCGATGATGACGCTCGTGAAGCCGCCACCTCCGCCGCCAGACGACTGGATCGACACGTTCTCAAAGTCTCCGGCTGCGCTCGTGCCGCTACTCGCTCCGTACCCGAACCCCGAACTTGTGAGCTCCAGCGTGATGACCGCACCCGACACGATGTCGATGCTGGTCACGCGCGCCGTCGCGGCGACGAAGTGCGCCGGGGGCGACACAGGGTACAGCGTGACCTCTTCTCCAACCACGTATCCGGTACCCGAGCCCGGGCTGCCTGGGTTTGCAACCTGCAGCACGATGCCGGTTTGACCGTCCACCAGTACGTCGAAATCCCCGTTCGCGCTCG